TTTCATAACGACCTGTAGATAGATCAATTGGGTCGCCATTAACGTCGTACAGCGTTTCGCCAACTTTCTTAACGAGGATATTTTCACCGCTCTTCAAAATCATGTTTTCAAAAGTACCTGTTTTTGGAGTGCGCTCACCGAAGATTGGAATAGTCTTATCATCTTTAATTTCAACAAGTTGACCGTTAACGACTCTAATATCACGTTTTTTCTCACCGAATATAGTTTTGACATTGTCGGGGTCGGTGATGTCAATAACTTGACCTTCTACGGTAAGGGTTTTACGGTCAGGCTTACCGAATATAACTGTTGGGTTTTTAGGGTCGGTGATGTCAATAATTTCACCGTTAACGGTGGTGGTCTTTGTATTTTTGTCTCCATATATAACTTTTGGATTATCTGAGTCAGTATAATCAATAAGCTGACCGTTAACCATTGCAGTATCTTTTTTAGGATCTCCAAAAACAACTACAGGGTTGTTTTTATCCGTAAGGTCAACAACTTGTCCTTCTACTATTTTTATAGTGGGATCTTTCTCTCCGAATATAACCTTCGGACTTTCCGGTTTGGTGATATCAATAACCTGACCTTTCACTGTAACTGTTTTTACGTCAGGTGTTCCAAAAATAACTCTCACGTTGTCCGGGTCAGTATAGTCTACGATCTGCCCATTTACAGTTTTGGTGTCCCTCTTTTTATCACCAAAGATAACTTTTGGGCTAGTCATGTCCGTAATATCAATAACCTGACCTTCAATAGTTACTGTATTAGGTTTTTCTGGACCGCTACCAGAAAGCCTAGAGCCCGGATTTTTTGCTCGTAAAGCTTTAGCCGCGGCATAATCAGTGAAGTCGTTAATATTAAATTGACCTAAAACTTTTGTTCCAGTTTTGTCAAGAAGGACCATAGGTTTTGGATCTTTATCTTTTTTCTTCGCTCTAGCTAATTCTAAAGCTTGTTCCGCAGCTATTTCGGTATCAACCTGTGTCTCACCGCGTTGTACCGCCGCAAGTTTAAGTGCGCGTTCTTCTTTGTCCGCGGCTTTTTTATACTCAAGCTGTTGTTGAGCACGTGCGCCAATGGTCGGTAAAAGTTTCGTTTGTTGTGCCGCCATCGCCAAGCGCTCCGCGGCGCTCATGCCGCGGCGCTCACCTTCCATAGGGCCTGAAAAAGCAAGCGCTGTGTTTGCAATATCAAACAGCATTTGGGCTTGCGTCATTCTCTTTTGTTCTTCAAGCGCCGCGGCTCTTTCCGCTGGTGTACCCAAACCTGCCGCCGCATATCGGGCTTCCGCCCCCTTGGCCGCAGAAAGTACGCGCTCGTCATACGTAGGCTCATACACCGGGTATGTACCTGCCTGTAAGGAAGCCTTGGTCAAGTTTTGAGGCGAGGTAACAGTTAAACCTAGCGCTTTTTGAAAATCCGCTAAAGTTTCGCCGCCTTTTGCAAAGTATTGAACTGGCTGGTTGTCGCCGCGGCGGACCAGCCCGCCTTTGTTAAAATTTACGGGTGGTGTCTGACCAGCCCCCATCATTTCAGGGCCGGGGGCCGCGGGCTGCGGCGGAGGAGCCACAGTAGACATAATGCCTTCCGCCATCGCGCCGTCTACAGGCTGCGTCATTTGCTCCGCGGCTAACTCACCAATGCCCTGATCTACAGAAGCCATCATAATGACCGGCTGAACCAACGCCAAGACAGACTCGGGTGTCTGGGCAGCGTCTTCTTCCCCTACGATGCCCGCCAGTTCTTCATACCGCGCTTCAAGCGGGGCTTCGTCTCCACGCAATGAGTTCATCACAGTTTCGTAATCTTCCGCGTTTTCTAAGCCAGACAAAGCTTCCGCCGCCGCGTTGACGCCCTGACTTAAAACTTCGGTATCCATATTTTGCTCGGCAAAAGCAATAGCCTGATCTTCCGGCATAATCGAAGAAATACCCGCCTGCTCCATCGGAAGCGCAGCCCCACCGTTAGCAAACATCTGCCTTTGCATTACGTCTCTGCTCATCATTAGAATAACCCTGCTTTCTGTCCCCCGGCATAGGCGGACAAACCGGCAATACCTAAACCGGCATATTGTTGGAACGGAGATACGCTAGGCGCGGTGGTAGATGTTAAGCTCATCTGCGTCGTTGGCGCACCTTTGTAGATGTCTGATAGGTATCCGTATCTCTGATAAGGCTCGTATAATTGAGCTAAATCACTTTGACGCTGGGCTTCTAGTTCAGCCTGCTGTAGAGACTGTTGCTGTTTGCCAAAGTCGTACTGAGTTGTAATGTCACGCAACGCCTGATTTTGTGCCTGTTCCCCTAGAGCAGCTTGACGAAGACCTAATGTACCCAGAGCTTCAGCTTGAGCAAGCTGTGCCTGTTGCGCTTGAGCGTAGTTCTGTGCCTGTGATTGCGCTAGAGCTTGCGCCATGTTACGCTGTACTTCTGAAGCTTGAACGGCTGCACGGCTTCCCCCATACGCGCCAGCGCCAATTGCTTGAGCCGCAGCTTTATTAAACTGCGGTTGATATGCCCGAACAATCTCGGCCTGCATTGCGGCTTGGTACGGGTTCATAAAAGCCCCAATACCGCTTGGGTCAAGAGCTTGGTAAGCATCACCTACGGTATACCCGGCTTGAGTCAAATACGGCTGATACCCCCCGATACCGCCGGTTGCGGGGCTGGCTGCGGTAATCGCGGATTGTTGCAGCCCGGACATATCGGCTACTTGATACTCCGGGAGAGTTATTGGTTTTTCGGCAAGCTTTTTAGCCTGCTCTAGAAGCCCCAGTTTGTAGGCTTCAATTTCGGGAGCTTCCCGTACAATCTGTTCTGTGGTTTCAGCCATTATGCCACACCTCTTCCACGAGCCTCTAATCCACGCATCATCTGATACATGTTATTAATACCTTGGGCCGCGTTTCCATTTCCAAGCCCCTTAACGGCGTCTGTCGTCATAACAAACTCGCCCGGCATCAGCATAGCACGTACACTATCCTTTCCGGGGATGCCTTCATCCGGCATAATCCCGCCAATGCGGCGCGGGAAAATTTCCCCGCCTTCTGCGGCATATTGCTGGGCATATCGTGACCCGTAATAAAAAGGATTCCCGCCCGCAGGTATATATGCAGGGTTCATTGCATAGTCTGACGCTACAAGGTACGTCCCGTCTGCTCGACGCGGGGTTTCTTCATTGAAACCGTATTTTTCTCGGTCTTGCTTTAACAAGTCCATTCCTGTTGGGCCTTGCTCTGGCTCGGGAACCTCTGGCACATCAAATGCGCCCGAGGCATATAACCCTACGCCTGCTGCGGCTGCGGCAGGGCCAAAAGTGCGGATGATGCCGGGGGTCAATTCTTTAGTCGCAGCCGCCATTGCCTCTGTGCCGCTTAAAGTAAGATTTTGAGCCGCCGCTTGCTGCTGTAGCTGACCCGCTCTAGTTATGATGTCGGATTGAGTTGGACCCGCAGGCATAAACAAGTCTTTAGCTGCCGCAAAACGGCCGTCGCCGCCGCCCGTGACTATGTTCTTTGCAGATTCCAGTGCAGACGGGACTTGATACGGGGCCGAAGATACGGGTGTACCCGATAAGGCGAGGTTACTGTAAGTTCCCGCAGCAGGGTCCGTACCCCCAGCAAACAACATAGGATCTCCGCCATACGAGGAAGGCATAGTGGTTACAGCATTAGCGCTAGAGAGTTGAGGCTGCGGAGCGGTAATATCTGTCGCGCGAGAAACTAACTCAGAGCTTTGATTTTTTATAGCATCCGCCCCGGTTGGTGGCTCACTAACCGCCGCTGACGTACTACCTTCCACAGAAAGTGGCGCTGTAGTGGCCGCTGATTGCGCCCCAGAACCAAAAGTGTTTGCTAAATAGCTGCCCTCCACAAACGGCGTCTTTAAAGAATTTGCAATATTATCTCCGAACGAGCCGCTGCCTTGGAATCCACTAAATACCGCGCCTGTAGCGCCGCCAACCAGAGCAGATTTAAAGGCGTCTTTTAGGCTTCCCCCTTGCACCAAAGTTCCAATTCCAGCGCCTAATGCGCCCGCGTATATAGAGCTAAGACCCAGACCGGCTGGCCCTAAAACAAAAGGTAGAATAATAGGCGCGGCTTTTTTGACAAGCTTAACAACGCTTTTAACGCCCTTTTTAACCGCACGAGTTACTTTTTTAAATGCTTTTTTAAGCCACCCAAATTCCGCGAGACCAGTTTCAGGGTTAATTGAGTTAGCCGGGGAGCCCACTACATATTGTTCCGGGTTTTCAATCCCTAGTTCCTCTAAATGTTTAAAAATAGAGGCTTTCATTTCCGGGTTGTTGTCAATTAGCGGCAACGGGATAACAATTTCGCCGGTGGCAAGGTGCGCTATGGTGTCGTCGCCACCCCTCCCGTAAGAAGACATACGCGCCGCCACCTCTTGAAAGTTAGCAATTCCTTCAGAGCCAAACTGTTTTTTTGCTTCTTCTTTTTCAAGAGCCGCGATTTCGTCGTCTTCCATATAAAAGTCGGCAATTCCACCGTCCGGAAAGGAAAATTCTTCTTCTAGCGCTTCTTTAGCCATGCCTACAACCCTAGTGATCTAAGTGTTTTGTTACTATACATGTTTTTTTTCTGCCCGTCTATGTTCAGGCAACCTTGATTGTTCCACTGTCGTTCCACAAAGTACCAGTTTCTAAACCTGCCGAGCTTGTCGGCAAATCAGTTATGGTTATAGAGGTTGCACGTAGTTCGCCGGGGTTTCTTTCCTGTTGTATAAAAATCTCTAAACTACGCACTAAATCCGCCATGTATTGACTACTGTATTCTTGCGGGGCTTCCGGTAACCTCGGGGCCGCAATCCCAGTCCCTCTGACATTAACCATTATCTTCGCCCATCCGGTCTTACGTCAACGCGGGGAGTTCCTAGCCGCCATTTTGCTCCTAAAGCGCTTGAATCTAAGCGCAAAGCAAAAGAACGCCCCCGTGCTCTTAGGTACAATTGATTGGTGTATTCTTCTACCGGAAGAATTTGTGTTCTAATAGTAGTCCCCGCAGCAGTATTGTCAAAGTCTTCTCCCGGAAAATCCCGTGCTTTTACTGTAAAAACAGCTTGAGGGCTAGAAAGTGCGGTTGAACCCGAAAAACTTAGGTCCGGAATTAGCCGCCGTATATATGTATACTGTTGGCCGTCACCGATATCCATAACAGCAGATTCAATGTAAGAATCCATAGCCGCGCCATCCGCGTCATATCCAAATTCGTGGTTGTAGACATATCCATCGCCGTCCGTAGCTATAGGGTAAGTGCGTGTGCCTCTGTCCAGCCATGCGCTTCTATCCAAAGTGCCAAAATACCAGAGTTTTTCTAGGTAGTTATATACCACATACCGGTCGTTAATGTCAGAGGCCGCAGATGGGTAAAACCAAAAAACTTCACTAAATTCGGCGTTAACTCCCGCAAAAACTTTGTCGGATTGTTCTATGTTTATGTCGTTGAAAACTTTTTCTTTTACAGTGCACGGTAGTTGCGCGGTTTGCCCGGCATACACGTAAAAATTGTCCAATCCCATCCAAAAAACGTAGTCTTCTGTAGACGCCGCCGCGTTTGGCCCAGCAATAGTAATATTTGACGCTAATTGCTGCAAACCAAAAGTAAACGGTGGGCCTATATACCGCATTGAAGTAATGGAAGTGTCTGTCCAAACTAGAATTTCTCTTTTTGTTTCAAGCGCCTTAATAAAAGTAGAGCCCGACCCCAACCGTAAATCACCCGCCGTATTTGTGGCAGTAGGCCACCAGTCAAGCGGGTCTTCCTGACTAGAAAACCGTATTAAAAGCGGGTCCTGCACTCCATCACCTTGAGTAGCCGCGGAGTTCGCACCAACACCATCAGCGCCAAACGCCAAAACGTGCCGGTCGCGATCGGAAACAAGCACTTGTTTACAAATGGTGGGTACACTTGTGGGGGTTCCAGATAGTGTTGAAAGCTCTACCGCGCGTGAAGATTTACCCGAGCTTTTATCCCAGTAATAAACCCCAGAGTCACGAGGGTTTATTAACAAGTCTTCGCCAAAATTATCGTGTGTCCACAAACGAATCTGAGTGGTTGTTGTCAATCCACCGGGCGCAGCGGATCCCCACCCACCTGTATGTCCCCAAGATCCGGCCCCCCAACCTGTGCCGCCAACTTGAGAATTTAGACCAACATTAATTTGATAGGCACCAACAACAGCAGAGCCCCCGTTACCGGTGTCGGAGGCATTAGCGGTTACGGATAGTGTTATCTCGTAAGAGTTGCTTCCGATAACAGAGGTTATCGAATGCTCGGCGTTTAGTACGGCAGCAGTTATGTTCCCGCCAAGGCTAACCGCGCCCGAAAAAGTCACAAAGTCGCCAAGTACCGCGCCATGCGCTGCGTGTAATACGGTAATGGTCGAGGAACCGTTTGTCGCGGAAAAAGTTACGTCACCCGCAGCAGTTGTACTTCTAATAGGGGTAATGTCGTTAAATGCACCACCTTCTTCAATGTAATATTTTAAATGAGTGCCTAAACCAAGGTAGTTAGCGCCGTCCAACGCAATCCAGTTGTGCAAAGCCCGGCAAGTTCCAAGAAATGTAGAATTAGAATATTTAGACCAACCACCCATTTTCTCTGGGTAGCCAAGACGAAAGCGCACCTTGTCACCGTCACGCCATCCACCCTCGTTAGAGTATGAGGTGAGGTCTTGAACAAGGCCGGGTCTAAATTGTAGCTTTGTTAATGGCATGTATCACCTATGCTGGCTGCGTTATGCTGGTGCTATAGAATGTGCCTGTCATAACTTCACCTACTTTACCACTAAAATAAGATGGGTTTTTTAACCTAAAACCAAACCAAGTATATCCGGCAGCGTTTGCAGCGGAAGTGTTGTCTGTAACAAAACTAATAATTCCAGTGTTAAAACTGCCGCCTGTATAGGTAATAGACGTTATTTTTCCGTCTGCGCCCCAAACGATTGAGTAGCTTCTACTGCCGCCTGTGCTGCCTGAATAACCAGCATCCCACCTAGCTACAATATTTGTGGCACCTGAGGATGCTGTTCCACCATAAAGCATAACATATTCGGATTGCGCCCCCGTGTCCTCGTTTTGCCCGATGGTAATACTTGCGCTAGTAATAAACCCCGTACCAGCGCGGAACACAGGCTGGTATGCAAGACTGTTTGCACCAACAGAAAAACTAGCCGGAGTCCCTATGGGATTGGAGGCGTATTGCGCCGAGGTCAAACCAAAAGCTGTAAAGCCGTAATTATAGTCCATGTTTACAGATATATTTCTAGTTTGAACTCCCGTGCCACCATAATAATCACTGAAGCTGGCTGCACCACTTTGGGGGATGTTCACATTTATGGCGTTGTCGTCCACATTAGAGCCACCTCTGTAGTATTCAGACACACTATCTGGAACAGAGCCACCAAAAGTAGTTCTGAACTGAGATAAGCTAATTTGTCCAGAGGCGGGCAAAGCCATTAGACTGTACCAAAGGCTGTGATGTCACCCTCAGAGGTGAACGCACCATTAGTAGCTATTTTGGCTACTGTGCTACCGCCGTAAGAAAACACCAGATTGTTGCTACCATCCACAGAAATAGTCCAGCCGCTGCCTCCAGTTAGGCTTAGTGAGTTACCGAGACTAGATGAAGCGCTGGCAAAAGTTAGGTTTCCTGCGCCATCTGTTCTAATAAACTGGTTAGCCGTTCCATCGGCAGAAGGATATGACAAGCCGTCTAGAATTACACGACCTGTACCGTTTGGTGTGATTGGAATATTACCATTTGACACACTAACGATAGACTGCCCGTTGACATCAAGGTTGCCGCCAAGCTGCGGCGTTACATCATTCACAAGATCAGTGTTTGGTGTCAGGCTTTTAAATACACCAGATGCACCGCCACCATCACCGGTAACAGCCTGAGACGCACCCGCTGCAATCTCAACACCGTTAAGTGTAGAGTATGTCACGCCCTTGTAGATAATACGACAGGCGGCGTTTGTTTCATTGCGGATGGTGTAGAATTTTTCCTGATCTGTTGGGGTTACGCGCAACTCAAAGGTAGCGCCCGGGGAGCCTGTTAGAATAAGAACCGTGTTCGCGCCGTCGCTTGTTGAACCGTCATTAGTAGTGAGGTCTTGATCACCGCTAATAACGATCTGAGCTTGCCCGTGCAACGCCTGATCAATAATGTCGAAGTTGGTATTGGTCGTAGTTCCCCAAGTACCCGACTGTTCGCCGGAGCCGGGTTTTTCAATACCAGTGTTAGAAGTATAGGTACTTGGCATTTACACCACCTTGTTTGTCCATATGTTTATTGTACCACTTGCGTTAACCGGCGTCCATATCCCGCCTGTCGGCACGATTTGAACCCAGTTTTCGCTTGGCACATCAGCGTCAATACGCTCCCAGAATAGCCTGCCATCTGTAGTTTGAATGAAGGCGGCGCTAATATCCACAGGACCGGGATCTTTAATAATGCTACCCGTGCCTGTATTTATAAATACCGCTTCTATTTCTGACAAACCGGAATAGATTGCGTTTGGCGTAGTTGTTTGCGTGAACTCCGCGCTCTGATTAGATATACCAGAATACAGCATGTTTGGCGATGATGTTTGTGTAAACTCCGCTGACATGTCGGAAGATAGGTCTAAAATGGCTTGAGCGGAGGATTCTACAATAAACGCCGCATCCTGATCTGATATGCCAGAAGCAATGTAGATAGCATCTGTGCCTTGTATTGTGCTAAAGACCTGCGCCGATATGCCTGTGGCAAAGCGTGTGGCGTTAGAACTTTGGGTGAACTCGGCAGTAGCCTGCATCAAGCCCAGAAGAACGCCGCTACCAATGGATACCTTGATTGCAATCGCGCTCATCTCTGCTTCGCCGGAAGCAGTCAGGTTAGCTGCGGATGTGTCGATGAACTCAGCACTAACGGTTTGCGAACCCAACAGCAAGATGCTGTGGTCCGCCAAAGCCCTTTCTGATAGTGCCAACTCACCTAGCATCAGTCAGCATCCGCAGGTTCAGGTGTGTTGCCTTCAGCAAGCCACTCTAAATACTCTTGGTAATCCGTATTAGCAGGGTCGAAAGGGATAAAGGCTTCGTCTGCAATCCGCTTGATAGACTGGGCTTCTGCGCCTGTTAAAGGGTCGTTTGGTAAAAGTTTGAACATTTATAGCTCCGCTGATGCTGTGAAAGTCTGTATGCTTGCCCATGACCCAGCAATAGATTGGTCGTACCGACCCAATGCGTGTGTTTTAGTAGCTCCAACACTTATACTTAAAGAACCACCACCTCCCGGAATAGCGGTTGTAGTACACGACGGTGCAGCCCGCATTTCCGACGGGAATGGAAAATATTGAATCAAGTAAGATAGACCTGCCGCAAGAACAGCAGGGTGAAAGCCAGAAATTACTGACATATCTATTGCGTAATAATACCTCTGACACGCCGCCAACTCCTGCCCGTAGCTGCGGTGTTCAAACGGCGTCGCTGTGTCGCCGAGTTCTAACTGGACTTCAGTAATGTCAAAGGTGGCGGCGTTACTACCATCAAAAAATTGCAAGCGTAAGTGATGTGAGCCGCTATACCCATAAGCATACATATCTTGAAAGGCCAGACGGACTTCATATTTTTGCCAAGTGCTTGATAGCGTAGGGTTGGTGACGTATGTTCGTGTGACATAGCTATTAAGGGTAGAACCGTCATTTACTGTATAAGTAGTGAGTGTTACAGTTGTTCCTGCATCTGCTGATTTTGCCCAAAATGATAGCGTAAAGGTTTTGTTATTAAACTGTTGCAAGTCTTCCACTTTATGAACAAATCCAGAAAGAACCGCATTGCGTTGGTATCTAGCAAAATGCTTTGATGCAAAATATCCATTGTCTGTAGATGTTGCTGTTTGTTGCGAGACATTTAATGATACACCACCTGCCGAAGAACTTGTCCAACGGTCAAGTGTGTATTGGTCAGTAATTCCACTAAAACTCGTCCCACGCTGTGCCACCTGCATTGCACCATTGATGATGAGGTTTTTGTTTGCCTGAAACGCCCCATCAGCAATATCGGCAGTGGTTATCTGCGTTCCAGTACCAAGTAGGTTTGCTAGATTTCGGGCGTTGCTCATTTACTTACTCCGGCTTTGTCGGCCACACCACATCGTCAAGCGAGGTGTAGCTGTCAGTGATGTCACGCAGTGCCTGACGGTATGCTGTACGCTCGGCGCTCATTGTAAGGTCAGACGATGCCCACCAGTCGGTAGCCGCAATCAAGCGGTCACGCTCGGCGCGTAACAGCTTCAAAGGCTCCGCTGCATTAAGCTCGGTTAGCTTTGCGCTGACGGTTGCCCAGCTACATCCCCAGTCAGCTTGGTTGCTGCTTTCGATAGCCGAGCCGTTTGCGTCAGCGCCCGTAACCTTACGGAACATCTCGTTGAACTCGGTTTCATTTGTTGGCTCACCGCGCAACACCCATTCGGTGATGCCTAGTTCGGTGAGCGCTTCTGCTATGCTTGCCATTTTTTACTCCTGTTTATCTAAAATTAGGGTCATCGAGCTACCTCCATTACATACATAAACGACTGTGTGCCGCCGGGATTTGATTGCAGTGTAACGCTTGAGTAGGTTCTGATTTGCAGGGTGTATGTTCTTGAGTTTGTGTTTCCGGCTGAAACTAAAACTGTTTTATGCAACCTTGAGTAAAGGTCGGACTGACCAGAGTAGTTTTCATAAGAGGGATTAGTGCCTTGATTCGCTACAGCGACGCCGTCTTGCATAACTTGGATGCCACCACCGCCTCCAGGGAGGTGGTAGTTTACAAAGCTGTAAATTACATAGATATCTGAAGACGCAGCTAACGGTGTCATAGTCACAGACAACCCCGTTATATCAACAAAAGAGTTTGACTGGTAGTTATCGTTTGAAGTCGAAGTTGACAGAGGCGTAACCTGAAGCACACTCCCAGCTACATTCAACCCCAAGTCAGCCGCTGTCGGTACGCCACCCGCCGTGTTCTGGATTGTGGAGACTTTCAATATGCTCGTCATTGTGCAATCTCCATTGCAAAAATTTGGGTGGTGTTACCAGCGCCGAGCCCATCATCATTCAGCCTAAGCCCAGTCCCAACAGCATTTTTTCCATATAGAGTGTAGGTTTGTGTTGATGTAGAATTGGGGGTGTCGAAGTAGTGCAAAGAAAAGGGAACAATTAAAATATGACCTGTGCCATCATAACCGTATATCCTAACGTCTTTTTCAAGTAAGAATGAACTACCAGAATCAGAACTAATTGCTAACCTTCCTCTAGCATCCGCCCCCCCGCTGTTATACACCATACAACTTCCGTGACAAATTATGTATATCTTGCTGTTTGAAAACTTTGGCGTGATAGACGCTGTAACTGAAAAGGCCGTGTATGAACTTGCTGATACAGTTTGTTCTGAACTATAGGCTGTACCTTCCACAACCTGAACCACATGACCCGGAATCTGCACACCGTTGCCGCTGGTCTTCTCGTTAATGGTATCGACATAGAGCGTACTCATTGTGCAATCTCCATTGCAATCGAAAAGGCTGTGTTTACGCTGTTTCTATAGTCATTATGCCTTAGAGCGATTCCAGAAGAAGCTGATGAGCTTATTTCAAAACTATAAGTTACTGCTGATGTGGTTGCAGGGGTATCTGTCCACACAGATGAATAATTAACTGGCACCCAGTCGTTTTGTGACGCGGTGTAACCGTGTCTGTCATTAGCATAAATCACAGTTCCGTTTCTTGATATTCTAAGTCCAACGCTATCGGTGTCCTGTGCTAACCCGCCAGCGTAATGCTGGATGACTATTTTGCTGTTTGCAAACTTTGGAGAAATAGTAACGGAGGGGTTTACGCTATACCAAACATTAGATGATGGGTTAGATAAAACTGTGTTTGTAGTAGAAGTTGCATCTACTACCTGAACCACATGACCCGGAATAACCACATTCCCACTGCTGTCAATCGTGACAGCAGACGTACCCGCCGCATTGTTTATCTGGTCTACATTTAATATCGAAGCCATCTATGCCTCACAGTATTGTTAAGTTGCCGTCAACCGTGATTGTGGCTGATGGGTCTATGGTCAGTGGGCCAATAGCCAGCGCATTTTCTGCCGTGGCAATTGTCGTGTTCTGCGTAACCGTCTGGTTGTTTGTGCGGAACACAGCCGTGTGTACTTTCGTTACCGTCGTCTGGAAGTTCGGCGCGGTAATGCCGCCAGCAAAAGTTCCCCCAGTTGACGCCGCCACCACATCCGCAAAGGTCTGGGCGCGGTAGGCTATAATTACAATCTCGTCATTCAGTGTAGCGCCAGTGACTAAAGTAACCGTGTCGCCGTTGCTGATAGTATAGTCTGTTTCGTCCAGATGCACACCGTTTAAAAACACATCTACCACAGAGCCAGTAAACGCCAGAATGGCGCTGTTTATGTCCGCACCAGTAAAGACTGTCTGGCTGGCTGTAGCCACATACTTAAACCGGATGACGTTGGTGTAGCTAGATGGCGTGTCAATAGAGCGCCCAAGGTAGCGCACCATAATCACATCGCCGTTAGCAGGCGCTGCGCTGAAGGCTAGGGTGTTGCCGGATGCCGTATATGCAGCCGAGGCTCCCGGTTCTTGAACCACGTTGCCGATAGTGACGATGATTGACTCGCCGTCTGGCACCGTCTGGGTCAGGCCAAACGAAGTCGTTGACCCATCGCCCGTAAAGCGCTGGGAAGCTACCGTTCCATAATTTGGTTCTGATCCTATGTATGCCATTAATCAGCTTCCTGTATAGTTAATTCACCCGCCTCGACTTGACGCATAATTTCTGCGTAGTGGCGGTTGGCTTGGTCGAGGGGTACGGACATTTCAATGCCGTCAATGTTGGCACGAATGCCAGCTTGATTGCCGTCTAAATCATTGTAATATTTTGCGCTAGTAATTTCCATCTTATAAGTCCGCATCCGCAGTCCAAGCACCACCAATAAATGAAGAGCCAGAAGTAACGTAAAAATATTGATTCGTGTAACTATTAAATGTTCCTGCCTCTGACCCAGAATAAGTATTGCCTGTTCTTATCAGAATTGGTGCCGCTCGCTTTGTAACGGAATAACTCCCATATATTACGGATTGATTTCCATCAAATGCGATGGCTCCTGTTTCATAATACCGCTGACACAGAGCTAGCTCTTCACCATAGCTTCTGTGTTCAAACGGCGTCGCTGTGTCGCCAACTTCTAGTTGGACGCCTGTGATGTAGAGGGTTGCTCCAGAGGTGCCGACGACAGAGGTGGAGCCAGTTGGCTGACAATAAAAATTCCCCGCCCACGTATTTGCAGTGGCAGAATACGTTGCGCCAGCGCCAAGGCTAAAGCCTACCTCTATGCCGATGCTGTTAGTGGTTAACCAAGTGCCGCTTGTATCACCCAAAACAGTAACGCTTTTGTGTTCCCACGTATCTGCAGAATTAATGGTATAAGAAAACGGCAACGAGCGGTTAAAAGCTGAGTTAGTAAAATATCCGCCAAAATTCCCTGTTAGGGAGCTTCTCACCCAAAAAGACAGCGTAGCAGTTTTTGCACTAGCCGTTCCCCAGCCAAGGTATGAACAGTTTAAACCTTCAACCCGCTGGCGATACACAAAGAAATCCCCAGTCAAAACTGAATACGCCGAAAGGGATGTTATTAGCGTAGAGTTAAAAAATCCTGCAGGGGCAACAGAACTCTGCTCGAAAGTAAATTTTGAAGTAATTGTTCCTGTCCCATCAAAACGATCAAGGCCATATTGGTTTGATGCTGTTTGCGTATATGGGCCAGCCCCGCGCTGTGCCACCTGCATCGCACCATTGATGATAAGATTTCTGTGCGTAAGCACCTGATCCGTTACCTTTGGTACGGTAACGGCATCGTCTGAAATACTGTTTGTATTAATGGTGCTTATCGGCATCTATTTACTCCGGTAAAACCTGCGCTGCTAAATGCGCGGCGTATGCTTCTTTTATAGCATCTGTATGCACAGCGGTGCAAATAGCTTGAACCTCGGCGCTCTCGCCTGTTATGTCAGCGTCAGGGGCTACCGTGTGCCGATGAAAGCTACGGCTAATCTCAACCCCATCACGCTTGATGACTGTTGCGGTGCGTACTTGGACGTGCTTGTAGTCGCCTACGATTTCAAT